ACAACGCCCTGCTCATGGTTCTGCGTGAGCGTGGGAATGTCCGTCCGTTCGGCGGCGGTAACGTGATTTTGGAAGAAATCATGTACACCGACTCGACGACGACCAACGTTAACTCGTACTCGGGCTACGAAGTGCTGAACATCAGCCCGAATAGCCCGATTTCGGCCGCCCAGTTCTCGATCCAGCAGTATGCCGCTGCGGTCACGATCTCGGGTCTCGAAATGCTCCAGAACTCGTCGAAGGAAGCGATCATCGATCTGCTCGATTCGCGCATGGACATTGCCGAAGCTCAGCTCATCAACCGCATCGCTGCGGACATCTACCTCGACGGTACCGGCAACTCGGGCAAAAACATCACCGGTCTGGCCGCGGCGATTCCGGACGCTCCGGGCTCGGGCACATATGGCGGTATCTCGCGCTCGGCATTCCCGTTCTGGCAATCGCAGGTGTTCTCGGGCACGACCAACGGCGGCGCTCCGGTGTCGGCGGCGAACATCCAGAACTACATGACGCAGTTGTCGCTGAAAGCGGTTCGCGGTCGCGATCGTATGGACCTGTTCGTCGCGGACAACAACTACTACTCGATGTATATCGCGTCGATGCAGGCTCAGCAGCGCGTCATGAGCGACGGCAACACGAAGCTCGCAGGCGCAGGCTTCCCGGCCGTGAAGTTCTACGGCGGCGGCATGGCGGCGGACGTGGTATTGGACGGTGGAATCGGCAGCAATGCCACGGCCAACCATATGTGGGGGCTCAACACGAAGTACATCAGCTTCCGTCCGCACCGCGATCGGAATTTCGTTCCCATCGGTGGCGAGCGTCAGGCAGTAAATCAGGACGCTGTTACAAAGCTGATAGGCTGGGCAGGCAACCTCACGTCCCGTGGTCCGCAGTTCAGCGGCGTGCTCATCGCATAAGGAGCAATCATGGCATTCTCCGTAACTCCGCAGATCGGCTTCGATCTGAATAACACGATCTTGGCTACCGATATTGCATCGGGCGCGCGGACCGTTCCCGTCAATCTTGGCGAGCAGGTGTGGGGCAGCGACGGCAAGCGTTACGTCTTCGCCAAAGCCAACGCCTCGATCTCCGCTTCCACGGCCGTCTGCACGGTCGCTCCGACTACCTTCCTCGCGACGGCATCGGGCGGCTCGTATCTGTCGCCGGCTACCGCAATGGTGACTGGCGATTACGGCTGGTTCAGCATCGCATCGGTCTAAAACAGCTTTTCTCCCGTGGGTCTTGGGGCGTCGATTCTGGCGCCCCTTTTTTCACGGGACCTTACCCATAACAGGAGAAAAGAATGTACGAAGCATTGGAAAGTGATACACAGAACCCGCGCGCCGGACTGTATGTCGAGTTCTTCCCCGGCAAGCGTTACAACGAATTCCGCAGCAAAGAGAGCGGCAAGCCCGAATTCGATCTGGTCCCGATGATCAAGAAGTGCAACCCGGGCGATCCGACGAACATCATCGAACGGCCGGCGCGTGACGACGACAAGGACGAATGGCCGGGACAGTGGGCAGCCTATGAGCGCCGCACGTCCTACCGTCCGGAATCGGGAACGCCGGTTGAAGACTGGCCGCGTCTGGATGTTGCGACGGTCGCCAAGCTGAAGGCACTCGAATTCCACACGGTCGAGCAACTGGCCGAATGTTCGGACCAGCAATGCCAGCGCATCGGCATGGGCTGCTACGAGCTGCGCACGAAGGCAGCGGCGTATATCGCTGCGGCCAAAGACTCGTCGCTCGCGCAGAAGCAAGCCGAAGACCTCATGCTCCGCAATCAGGAAATCGAAGACCTGAAGGCAACGGTCCTGCGGCTCGGCTCGCAACTCGAAGCAATGCAGGCGATGGACCCCGAAAAGCGCGGCCCCGGCCGCCCCCGCAAAGAGGCGTAAGACATGGCAGCGACAATGTTGCAGTTGATCCAGCAGGCTACCGGCGAATTGGGGCTTGCTGTTCCCTCATCGGTAGCGGGGAACACGGCACAGGATACGGTGCAACAACTGGCGCTGCTTAACGCGGTCGGCTATGACCTTCTGCGCGAACCTGCGTTCAACTGGCAGGCTCTGACGACTGAGTACCGTTTCACGAGCCTGTGGACGATCCAGACGGGCAACGTGACAAGCGGTTCGGCTGTCATCACCAATATCCCGTCGACCGCGGCAATTGCGGCTGGCACGTACATGGTGACCGGCAACGGCATCAATCAAGATACGTATGTCCAGTCGGTCGACTCGCCTACGCAAGTGACGCTGAGTCAGCCCGCCGCAGCAAGCGGGACAGCCGTGTCGCTGACGTTCGCCAAGACGAAATACGCTTTCCCGGCCGACTATCAGCGCATCATCGACCGCACGCAATGGGACAAGTCGAAGCATTGGGAAATGCTCGGGCCGGAAAGCCCGCAACAGTGGCAGTGGCTGAAATCCGGCTACATCGCGACCGGCCCGCGCATTCGCTGGCGCATCCTCGGCAACACATTCCAGATCTGGCCTGGTGTCAGCACGAGCGAATATCTCGGCTTTGAGTACGTCTCGAAATACTGGGTGACGGATGTAAGCGGCGTGGCAAAGGGCAGTTTCACAGCCGATACAGATACATGCCAGTTCGATGATCGCTTGATGGTCGCAGGGCTCAAGCTCAAGTATTTCGGCATCAAGGGGTTCGAGACACAGCTACTCGAAGACGAATACGCAGCGATCTTGTCATCGGTCAAGGGCGAAGAGCAGGGCGCTCCGCTTCTGTCCCTGGCGCCGCGGATCTCGAGCTACCTGCTCGGGCCTGAGAATCTGCCCGACAGCGGGTTCGGAGTCGCGCAACCGTGACGAACATCACCGGTATCGCAGCAGCGGCCCAGCGGAGACGCCGGCAGGCCCAAGGCCAGCGTTCGGCTACGGTCAACCTTCCCGCTCCTATTGGCGGTTGGAATGCGCGAGACTCGCTCGCGGAAATGCCTCCGCAAGATGCGGTTGCGTTGACGAATTGGTTTCCGACGACATCCGATGTAATGGTTCGCGCTGGCTATACGAAGTGGGCGACTGGGCTTCCGACGCAAGTCAATACGCTTATGCCGTTCAACCCGGCAAGCGGCACGCATCGACTGTTTGCCGCGTCCGGAACCGGGATTTACGATGTCACGAGCGGCGGAGCAGTTGGCGCTGCTGCCGTTTCTGGACTGACCAGCGACAAATGGTCTTATACCAATTTCGCGACGAGCGCCGGGCCGTTCCTCGGGATCGTCAATGGTCAGGACGGGTACTACGTCTATAACGGGATTACCTGGCAGAGCGTTACGGCTGTTTCATCGCCAATCTCGATTACGGGCGTCGACCCCACGACGTTCAGCTTTATCACGTCATTTGCTCAGCGCGTCTGGTTCATCCAGAAGAATTCACTTAACGCCTACTATCTGCCTGTCAGCAGCGTAGGCGGTGCCGCGCAGCAGTTTCCTCTGCAAGCGATCTTCCGTCAGGGCGGTTCCCTCGTAGCAATGGGGGTTTGGACCGTCGACGGCGGATACGGCATGGAAGACAACCTTTGCTTCGTGACCTCAGAAGGTGAGGTTGCGGTCTATCGCGGTACTGATCCCTCGCAAGCTTCAACCTTCCAACTCGTCGGCGTCTATCAGCTTGGCTCTCCGATGGGGTTCAGGTCATTCCTGAAGTATGGCGGCGATCTTCTCTACATCGGAAAGGATGGCTTGGGCCCGCTATCCGCAATGTTGGCATCGACCCGCGTCAACACCCAAGTCAATCTGACAGGCAAGATTCAGGGCGCGATTTCCGAAGCAACAAGCCTTTATGCGAATGCATACGGTTGGTGCATGGTTCTGTTCCCACTAGAGAACATGATCATCCTGAATGTTCCAGTGAGCGTCGGCCAGCAGCAACAGTATGTGATGAACACCATTACTGGCGCGTGGTGCAACTTCACCGGCTGGAACGCGAATCACTGGGAACGCTTTCAAGACCAAATCTACTTTGGCAGCAATGGCTATGTTGGATTGGCTTGGAACGGGTCGAGTGACGACAGCAGCAATATTAACGCGCTAGCCCAGCAGGCGTTTAGCGAGTTTGGAACGCCGCTGCAGAAGCGTTTCACGATGATGCGCCCCATTCTCTGGACGAACGGCGCCCCGGCTCTCGCTGCTGGAATTAATGTCGACTATGACCAGAACATTCCAAATTCGACGCTCAACTATCTCCCGACAAGTTTTGGCCTTTGGGATTCGGCTATTTGGGATTCGTCAATTTGGGGCGGATCGCTTCAGATCGCCAAAGCATGGCAGGGCGTTGTGGGTGTAGGCATGACGGGTTCTCCAACGCTGAAAGCCGCGGTCAATGGCACAGATACACACTGGGCTGCGTCTGACATCGTGTTCGAGACTGGCTGGACAATTTGATGAAACGAATCGTTTGGGATCAGCCGGAGCGCGTTATGCGTTTCGTGGCAGAGCGCGTCGGTGAACGTGAGTTCGAAGGTTATACATCTATCGGACTTGAACGCGACGGCGAATTGATTGCAGGCGTGCTCTACGAGCAGCACACCGGGCCGAACGTAATGATGCATGTCGCGTCGGATGGTTCGCGCCACTGGATGACGCCCGCGTACATGGCCGCATGCTTCCGGTATCCCTTCCTGCAACTCGGCGTTAACCGCGTTACCGCTCTGGTGCGCTCGGATAACGACGCATCCATCAAATTTTGTTCGGCGCTGGGGTTTCAGACGGAAGGCGCATTGAGAGAAGCCGCGACAGACGGCGCTGATCTGATCCTGTACGGGATGCTCAAACGGGAATGCAGGTATCTGGACGGTAAATATCACGACGCGCTGCTCAAGGACAGAAAATGAACGTGTTTAAACTCCTCAAATATTTGCTGGTGGACGCATTCACGTTCTACGGCGGGGGTGGTGGTAAAGGAGGCGGATCGGCTCCGTCCGCGCCTGACCC